TTATGAAATATTATAAAATAGAAGTTGAAAGAACATATACTACTGAGGTAGTTGTGAAATGTAAAGACGAAGAAACGTTACAAAACGTTTTAGACGCTACATCTACAGATAGAATATTGTTTGATGCTCAAACAAATTTAATGGATTACTATCTTGATGAAGAAATGCAACAATGTAATGTGACAGAAGACATTATTACTATTGAACACGAAGTAAAAATTCCTGATAACTACTTAGGTTATTTCGATTTAGATAAATATATAATAGAAGACGATGCCTAATTGGTGTTGGAATCATTTAACAGTAATGTGCACAGAAGAGCATGTTGCTGAATTGCAGGATTTTGTTGATAAATCCACAAGTATTAAAGAAGCAGAGTTCTCTTTCGAGGGAACTTTGCCTCGAGGTGATCGTGAAGACTGGTATCATTGGTCTTGGGAAAACTGGGGCACTAAATGGGACGCTTGCGAACCAGATGTAATTGAATCAGAATCACAATGTTTTTGTGTAGGTTTTGATACAGCCTGGTCTCCACCAACTAAATGGTTGCGTAATATTATGTACGACTATCCTAATCTTGAGTTTGAGCTTGAGTATAGCGAGGATGGTATGTGCTTTGCTGGTGTTTTAAATGTACATGGAGCAGAAGAAAAGTTTTTTGATTATTGCTTTAATACAGATTCAGCATCACAATGTTGTGAAGCAAAAGTCTTCTACGAAGATGATGAAGAATATACGCTGGAAGACGGTGAATGGCAATGCTCTGAATGTAAAAAAGAGTGTGAAACATTTATGATGAAAGAAAGCGAAATCAAAAATAATGTTTAACTTTAACGTCCCAAATTTATGAAATGCACGATGAATTAATAACATATGAGCTGGAAACAGCTTTATTGTCTAAGCTTCTGATGTATCCTGAATTATATTATGAGAATGCACAGATGTTAAATGTGGGTATGTTCACAAACTTATTCCACAAAAAAGTTTATGATCAGTTTTTGGTGATGCAATCAGAGCAGAAAGATGTAGATTTAGTATCTATGTCTTCTGCTTTGAATTGCAATAGAGAAGAGAGAATAAGATTGTCTGCTATTTATACTCACGAAAATACTTTTTATACTGTAAAATCCTGTATTGCAGAGCTTAATGCTTGCACACAGAAAAGAAACTTACAGCTTTTAATTACAGAAGCACACAATAAGTTTCAAAATCAAGAACCAATTGAAGACATTATAGCATACATTAATAAGATGAATGCTAAAATAATGATAGTTGAAGATACTGATGTTGCTAATATATCATCACAAATCAAAGACTTTTTAATTGACATTGATAAAAGAATATCATCAGAAGGTATTATTGGTGTAACTACTGGCTTTTCATCCTTGGATGAATTTACAGGCGGTTGGCAAGAAACAGATTTAGTTATAATAGGTGCAGCGTCATCTATGGGTAAAACTAGCCTTGCATTAAATCTTGCGTATAACGCTGTAAAAATAGCTAAACAGCCTGCACTAATATTTTCATACGAGATGTCTGTAAATCAACTTATAATGCGTCTAGTGGCGTTAGAATCAGAGATTCCTATAAGATGGATACAAAATGGACAGCTTAACGATGAAGACTTACGCAGAGTTCAACAAACTGCTAGCGAAATTATGGATAAATCCATATACATTGACGAGTGTAAACAAACGTCATTGAAATATTTATTATCTAAAACTAGACAGTATGTACATAGCTGCGGTGTTAAGCTTGTGTTTGTTGACTACTTACAACTTGTCACAGCGAGTGTCGGATCAAAAGGAACCAGAGAGCAAGAGGTCTCAAAAGTTGCTAGGGCACTCAAAAACCTTGCCAAAGAACTAAATATTACGATTATTGCATTGTCGCAATTAAATCGTGGTGTAGGTTATAGAGCTGAAAGCAAACCAACATTGTCAGACCTTAGAGAATCAGGTGAGATAGAACAAGCCGCAGATATTGTAGCTTTAGTTTACAGGCCTGAATACTATGGTATAAACCAAGATGAAAATGGTGAATCTACACAAGGCAAAGCGCAAATAATATTTGCTAAAGGTCGTAACATAGGTGTAGGTACAGTTACACTAAATTTTATTAGTGAATTGACTAAATTTCAAGAGAAATCTTTAGATTTTTAGAGTTAATATTTGTATTTTTATACATGTCTGATAACACAAAACTAAGGAGAATAATAGCAGAAATTTCACATGATTTAGGACTAGATAAGAAGCTAGTAAGGCGTATACTTATATCAGTATTTCGCGAAATTGGCTTTGCAATTATATTGCGTGGTAGACCTGTTATGTTTAGAAAGTTCTTAAAAATCGTTTTTGCGATACGTGCTGGTAAAAAGATGCACGAAACATTTGATAAATATGAAACACGAAAGAAATGACAAAATTAAAAACAGTTAACATTAAAGGTAAAGAATACGTTGAGGTTAACGAAAGGATTAAACATTTTAGAGGTAACTACAAAGGATGGTGTTTAACATCTGACATTGTAGAACTTACAGATGATCGTTGTGTAATTAAAGCTACAATCTTTGATGACAACGGTAACATACGCGCCACAGGCCATGCGTATGAAAAAGAAGGCTCGTCCTTTATTAACAAAACAAGTTTTGTAGAAAATTGCGAAACATCAGCTTGGGGACGTGCATTGTCCAATCTTGGTATTGGCATAGATACGTCAGTAGCTTCTTATGAAGAGGTTGCAAATGCTATAAATCAACAAGCAGACAAGCCAAAAGCAAAACCAAAGCTTGATGAAGACAAATTTAACAATATGCTAAAAGCTATTGAAGCAGGAAAGGGCGATGCTGTAAAAGATAAGATGCCTAATTACGACATACCAGAACATATGTTGAAAGTATTAAATTCTAATTTAAAATCTAAATAATTATGAGTATAGAAGCATTTGATTTGGCAAGTTGCCAAGTAAAACCAAGTAAAGTTGTTGAGAATAAAAAGTACTTTAATGAAGGTGCGCATAGATGTCAAGTTTTATCTGTGTCAAACTCACAACAAAGACAGAACTATAATGGTGCACCATATATAGAATTTGACGTTGTTAACGAACAAGGTGAGTATGGTAGAGCTAAGTTTTGGGCTGTACGTGATACAGATTCGCCTAAGTCAAAAGAATGGAAAAAGAATACGCTACACGAGTTTCTTACAAACTGTGGTGTATTAGACTTTTCTAATGACATAAACTCTATTAAAGCTTCAGTTGGAGCCTGGGTTAATATTTGTTTCACTTACGAAGAGTATATGACTCTTAAAGATGGTGAGCCTGTAAAAAGAAAGGCTGTAAGATATAGATGGTCTAGCAAAGACGGAATGAAAATTAAGTACGATGCTAAATACAACAAACCTATTTCACCTAAAGATGAACAGGAGTTTGTTAATCTACATAAACCTAGTCAATCATCTGTAGTCATGCAAAGTGATGAGGATGATAACTTGCCATTCTAAATATTTTAGTATTTTTGTGACGAACTCACAAGAATATGTCAATATTTATAGCAGGGAATGTGCCTTCTAGTAAAAATTCAAAACGATGGACGGGCAAGATGTTAATCAACTCGAAAACCGTTATGAAATATATCAAAGATACTAACCAACAGTATATTGAAAACAGGGAGGTTTTTAAAGAAATGGTGGCAGGGAAGAAATTTCCTGTCACTATCTCTTTTACATTCATAAGAGGATCAAAACACAAATTTGATTATATTAATCCTGCACAGACTGTACAAGATTTAATGGTAAAAAACAAATGGATAGAAGATGATAACTGTGAATTTATGATACCGCAGTTTGAACCTTATAGTTACGACAAACTCAATCCAGGAGTTATAATAAAAATTATATGAATACAATAGAAGATTTTTTAGATGCTTACATTGAAAGCAATAATCTCAATAAGCAAGAATTTACATCTAGCTCTCGAAGAAGAGAATTAGTAGATGCAAGAATGGTTTATTGTTCTGTTGCTCGTAAATGTGGTGACTTTACTTTAAAACAAATAGGTCAAAGCATTAACAGAGATCATGCTACAGCTTTGCACGCCATAAGAAATTATGATGTGTTGAGTGAAATGGATAAGGATCTAGTAAATAAATACAACAAGACTGTGGTATTATACAACATGTTGTTTTATACGCCAGACGCTAAGTCTAATGCACTTATGGATACTTTGTTTAGAAGCAATAGTAAACTAAGAAAACTAATTACTATTAGAAACTCTCGTATTGAAATACAAAACGAAGAGATTAAAGGTTTAAAAAATAAAATTAAATTAATTGTTAAAGAACTCACAAATGAATAGAACAAAAAACACTAAAAAGAAAATAAACGTAGATGGTAAAGATGTGAAAGTAGATTTATCTGTATATAAAGTACTTGAAAATTTATCAGAAGCATTAAAAGCGCATGAAATTGCGTTACTAACATGGGTACACAAAGTGTACAATGAAAAAGATAAGGCTGATCATAGCCAAGAAGAAAGCGCATTGTTTCAGTATTGCATGATGATACCTGACGCATTGAATATATTAAAACGAATGAACGACATAGATGAAGAAAATAGAAAGGAAGGATCTGATGACAGCTCAGATAAGATCGGAGCTACAGAAGATAACGGATCTGTTGATT